CCTTTCTGTGCGTCCTGCCTATACCAAAGGGGTTGTTGGGGTACTCCCCTACCCTAGGGTACGTCTACGTTTCCAAAGATATACCCCAGGATAAAGGCTAAAATAATTAATAAATTAATTTCTATGATCTCCATTTTCGTATTCTTTTACAAGCTCCTTCAAATATCTTTCGGTTACATTATCGTTAAACCAATCTTGTGGGTAGTAATCTGTTAGTTCAAATTCTTCATCACCTTTAACAGATAAAACGTAATCGTCAGGCACAAAGTTTTCGATAGTAAACTCTTTAACTTCATCGCACCCTCTTTCAACGTACCGAATTATTAAATCTTTGTAATCTAGTTCTGAATCTTCGTAAGTAAATTTATATAACATATTTAAAACTTTTTAGATACTGTTCCACCTGGTCGCTTAATGATTCCACCAAGTCCTTTTCCTTTTTCTCTGATCGATTCCATATATTCGTCACAACAAACTGCTTCAGGACAAACTACTTCACCATCAACTACTTTAATTGTGTGTTTACTTATCTCTCTTACATTGGAGTTACACACGTTACATTTAAACTTAGCCATAACTATTTTAGGTTTTTAATTCGGTTAGTCAATACAACTACGCTTACAGCAATTTTGTACTTCATCTTCAGGTATCTCTTGACTACGTTTAAGGTCAAACCTTTTCTGATTGATGCTTGGAGTACTTTTGATATTATACCACGCATAAGTTATTTTTTTTAAGATTAATAAAATACTGGCTTTCATTTCTTGTTGTTAAACGATTCGATTACTACTACAACAGATGTAATGGTCGCTACTAATATTACTACGTTTGAAATCATAATTGTTTATTTATTTGTGAATCTATTATTACCTTACCCCACTCGTAACACTCTAGGGGAGTTTTAAACTTCTTAGAATATTGAGTACTCCAATTACCTGTCTTTAAACCTCTTTTATAAATACCACATATCCAACCTGAATCTGCATTAGCTAGTGGAGATACTTGAATCCACCAACCTATTTCTAATAAATAAATTATTTTACGTATACCCATCTTATTATATTATGTTTCCAACTTTAGTTCAAAGCCAAGAGTAGAGTGACTTAAGCTCTACTTTTGACACTGACTTGCCTACTTCATCTAACGCCTATCCCATAAGGTATTAAAATCATCCGTAGGACTTTTGTGTTGCCCAACTCAAGTATGGTACTCACTTATAAATCTTTGTAATGTGGTTTTGCTTTATTGTGTGCTTTTATTTTTAAGTCGTCTTTTTTTATACGGATTGTAATCTCTTCTAAGCCACAATCTTCTATAAGCATACTAAAGTGCGTAAGAACCTCAAATACAGATTTATCTCGAAACTTAACGGACATAGGTTGTCCATTAGGTTGTTTAGAGTTTAGGTCTGTTAAAGTTCCTTTGAAATACATAATCTTTCTTTTTTAGCTTTTGAGCGTTTAGCATATTCTCTAGTTTTCTCTTTACTGTACTGGCTACCTGCTGAAAAGCCAAAAACAAGTACAATATTGTCAGCAACTACGTTACCTTTTTTATCAGATATTTTAAACGAATTACCATCAAGCGAAGTTAAAAATTTTTCTTTAGACATAATAAAGTTTTTAGTTAATGTTTCTTAGGCAAAGATAATAAACATTTGTTAATAACCAACTAAAAAGGTGCTTTTTTGCAATATCGCTACAACCCCATATAAATTCTGACCAAAATACACGAATTTAGGCTTAAAGAACTGATTATCAATAAATAACATTTTAGGGGTCAATTAGGGGTCAACGATACCCCTATATAGAGAAGGATAAGGATAAGGATAATAGTTCTTTCTTTTTTGTGTTACTTTTTTCTTTCTTACAGAAAAATGATTATCTTTACTTTATGCCGAGCAGATTACCCACAGAAATAAAAAAGCAAAGAGGGACTCTAAGAAAAGATAGAGCTAACCCTAACGAGCCTGTATTACCCTCAGTTGTTCCTGCTGTACCAACTTGGTTAAGCGAAGATGGACAAAAGACTTTCCTAGAGTTAGGCGAGTTACTTCACGATATGTCTGTTCTGACTAACGCTGATGCACTAGCCTTAGAATTACTTTGTGATGCTTACAGCGAATATAAGGCAGCTAAGCAAGTCGTAAACGAGTTAGGTGTAACCGATGTACAGATTTCTAGGGAAGGTAACGCTAAGACAGTTATACGACCTGAAGTACAAATCGCTAACCAATCTTTTGTTAGAGTCTTTCAGCTATTAAAAGAATTTGGTCTAACTCCTTCGAGTAGGGCTAAGGTAAATTCAATCGAGAAGCAAGCACAAACCCCCGACATCAAAATAGAAAACTTCTTCAACAACGATGAATAACCTACAGAACATAGATGAGTCCAAGTGGTACTTCGATGAGAAGAGTGCCAAGAGAGCTGTGGACTTTATCGAAATGTTTTGTCAGCACGTAAAGGGAGATTTAGCAGGACAGAAGTTTATCCTGGAAGAGTGGCAAAAGGTTGACATTATACGCCCTTTATTCGGTTGGAAGTCTAAGAAAACTAACCTCAGAAAGTTTCGCCAATGCTTTGTGTTTATTCCTCGTAAGAACGGAAAGACAAACCTAATGGTAGGTATCGCACTCTATATGCTTTTCTCTGATGGAGAGAAAGGTGCGGAGATTGTATCGGCTGCTGCTGATAAAGAACAAGCTAGGCTATCGTTTTCTATCGCAAAGCAAATGGTTTTGCAAAATCCTGAGTTACTTAAACGAGCAGGTACTTACAGAGATTCAATCACTTACGATAAGGTTGGATCGTACTACAAAGTAATCTCAGCAGACGCAGATACTAAGCACGGACTAAACCTCTCTTGTTGTTTACTTGATGAGATACACTCTCACAAAAACAGAGATTTATATGATGTTTTACTTACTTCTATGGGAGCAAGGAAAGAACCTCTTATGCTTGGTATTACCACGGCAGGTGCAGGTCATCAAAAGGACCACATTTGTAAAGAGCTTTACGACTATGCTAAGAAACTTATCGAAGGCTCTATCCAAGACGACTCGTTCTTAGGCGTTGTGTACGAAGCTGATAAAGACGATGACATTTTTGACATTGAGGTGCAAAAGAAAGCCAATCCAGGCTTTGGTACGATTATCACCGAAGAGTATATGCAACAACAATCGGTAAAGGCGAAAAACGAGCCTTCCTACGAAAACACGTTCCGTAGACTTCACCTTAACCAATGGGTTGCAAACGAAACTAAATTTATTAGTGACGACAAGTGGATGGAGGGAGATGTTCCTGTAGACGCAAGACGATTAGAGGGCAAACCTTGTTACGCAGGACTCGATTTAGCTTCGACTCGTGACATCACTTGTCTATCACTTATGTTCCCTGACAACAACGATGGGTACGATATTATTCCGTTTTTCTTTATTCCCGAAGAGAACGCTTACAAACGATCCGAACGAGATAAAGTAGACTACCTAAAGTGGCACAGAGAAGGACACGTTATCTTTACTCCTGGTGACGTTTGCGATTACAACTACATCAAGCAAAAGATACGTGACTTGAGCGAGATATACGATATTCAAATGATAGCTTATGACAGATGGAACGCTTCACAAATCGTAATCGACCTTACAGAAGAGGGTTGCCCAATGATACCTGTTGGTCAAGGTTATCGGACTATGTCGCCTGCAACAAAAGAGTTCGAAACTTTAGTGCTTGGAGGAAACATTCGTCACGCAGGAAATCCTGTACTTAGGTGGATGATGTCAAACATCGTACTTACCCAAGACCCAGCAGGTAACGTAAAGCCGAACAAAGCAAAGTCTAACGACAAGATTGATGGTATCGTTTCGTGTCTAATGGCTTTAAGCGAAGCAATGAAAAACAAAAATAGTGGAACAGGTTATGATGACAAGGAGATATTCTTTATCTAAAGGCGAAATTATCAAACTACACCAAGGTAGTGTTAGAGCGATTTGCTCTAGTGTTTTGGCTAATAACCAAGACTATCACCTTTTAGACGACTTAGTCCAAGATATTAACCTTATTTTGCTTTCACAAATGAGTGAAACTATCGAGTCTTTACACGAAACAAATCAAATAGAGTATTTCGTGGCTCGTGTGGTCGTTAATCAAGTGCTATCTACATCTAGCCCTTTTCACACGACTTATCGTCTTAAACAACCTAAAATACCCCTTAAAAGCGATGATTACGATTCACTTCCTGACCTACTTTGGCAAGAGATATTTAAATTAGACAGCCAAAAAGCAAAAGATATTGTGTATTTAAGGTTCGAATATGGGCTAAAAATACAAGAAATAGCAAAAATTAAAGGGTGTAGTATTCGCTATATACATAAGGTTTTAGAGCGTTCTTTAAAAAAAATCAAAAATAACTCGAAAAATTAGTTCACATTTTAGGTGTTTTTACTATTTATAGGTGTATAGTTTTTCATAAAATCAGACAATTTGGGAATATTTGACTTTTTTACTACAAGAAAACAACCTCTTAAACAAGAGGAAAGAGGTCTTTACGGACAGACTATACTAGGACCAACTTTCGGTTCACAATCAGGCGAAAACGTGTCTAAAGAACAAGCAATGCGAATAGCAGCGGTTTGGTCTTGCGTAAGAGTCTTGTCAGAAACAATCGCTTCACTTCCAATATCGGAACACGAAGTTGATATTGAAACTGGCAAAAAGAAAAAATTAAACTCCCCCCTAACTGATTTAGTAGGTAAACAACCTTCTCCTTTATTTAATTCTTTTATGTTCTTCGAGCGTATGCTAGTTGACTTGAGCTTAGATGGAAACTTCTACGCTTACATCGAAAGAAACGGAGCAGGTTTGCCTATTGGATTGCACCCTATCCAATGCGTTGACGTAGATATTTATATGTCACCTGATGGTAGAAGTGTATATTACGAGATAAATCAAAACAATACTAATTTCGTTTACCCTTATACAGGCAGAGTAAACGCAATCGATATGATTCATTGTAAAGGTATTTCTCTTGATGGTATCGAGGGACAATCGCCTATTGAGTCACAAGCAAATACTTTAGGAATATCTTTAGCCTTAAACCACCACGCAGGTTCATTCTTTAAGAACGGTGCGTCTGTGGGAGGTATTCTTAAACACCCTGGGACTCTCAAGCCCGAAACAGCTAAACGTCTTAGAGAATCTTGGTCTAACAACTACGGTGGATCGGCTAACACAGGTAAGACAGCTATACTTGAAGAAGGTATGGACTTTATGCCTAAGATGTTACCGAACAATCAAGCACAGTTCTTAGAGTCAAGACAATTCTCTATAAGTGAAATCGCTCGTATTTTTAGAGTACCGAACCACCTTATAAATGATTTATCTGCTGCAAGCTACAATAACATAGAAGCACAGCAAATAGACTTTGTGGTTCACACTATTACGCCTTACGTAAAAAGAATTGAAACTGAGTTGAACTCTAAGTTAATTCCTTTTAAAAAGCAAGGTACACAATACTTTAAGTTTAATCTAAACGCTTTACTTAGAGGTGATTCTAAATCACGAGCTGACTATTACAGAACATTAGTAAACATCGGTGTGTTATCACCTGATGAGGTTCGTTCGTTTGAGGATATGAACCCGATGGGTGGAGAAAGCGAAAAAGTCTATATGCAATCTAATATGATGCCTATAGATAAGCTAGGAGAGGACACATCTAGGGAAAGTATGAACAATAATATTAAAGAAGATGAAGAACAATAATAATAAAGAAATTAGAGTGTACTCAAAAGCACTTGAGGTTCGTATGGAAGAAGATTCTGACGAAATCAAAGTGACAGGTTACGCTTCTTTGTTCGACCACGAAAGCAGAGATTTAGGCTTTAGAGAAGTTATCTCAAGAGGTGCGTTTGATGGTCGATTAGATGACAATGTAATTTTAACATTTAACCACGATATGAATGCTATCTTAGATAGAAATCAAGGTGGTACGCTTAAATTGTCTGTAGATGATTTAGGTTTAAGATACGATGGTACATTACCTAACACAACGGTTGGGCGAGATGTCGCTGAATTGATGCGTAGAGGTTTACTTTATGAATCTTCGTTTGCCTTTACGGTAGAGGATGACGAGTGGAGTAAAGATGGTGATGTAGCAAAGAGAAATATCAATAAGATCGGAAGGTTGTTTGATGTTTCGATTGTTGGTGTTGGGGCTTACTCCAATACTGATGTAGCTTTACGTTCTTTGGAAGAGTTTAACAACGAAACCGAAGAGGTTAAAGAGGAAGAGGTTATAGACCTTTCGAATATTAATTTATTAACTAATGAGTTAAAACTCAAAAGCAAACTTTAAAACAAATGAAAAATTCAGTTGAATTAAAGCAAGAAAGAGCAGGTTTCATTACAGAAGCTAACGAAATGCTTGAACTTTGCAAAAACGAAACTCGTAACTTTACTTCTGAAGAGCAAGTATCTTACGATGAGAAAATGTCTAAAATAGACGAACTAAAAAAATCTATCGAAATGATCGAAAGACAAGAAAAATTAAACGCTGAGATTGCTTCTAAAGTAGTAGCTCCAGTATCAAATGAGCCAAAAGAAGTAAGAAACTTCTCTTTCTTCAAGGCAATCAACGATTTCACTAACGGAAAGTTAGATGGAGTAGAGCGTGAAATGCACGACGAAGCTGTAAACGAAGCTCGTTCAGCAGGTCGTTCAATAGATGGTTTAGGTATTCCTTCATTTATGTTGGAAACTCGTGCTGATGTAACTCAAGGTCTTTCAGCTATTGCTCCTACAAACGTATTAGGATTTGCTGATGCGATGAGAGAAGCATCTGTATTTAACAGAGTAGGTGCAAACATCTTAACAGGTTTAAGTGCTAACACAACTATTCCTGTAACAGGAGCATCTGCTGTGGCTTGGGCTGCGGAAAATGGTGCAGCAGCAGATGGTGGTGCTGAATTTGGTAAGGTTGAATTAAACCCTAAGCGTTTAGCTTCTTACGTAAACATCTCTAAGCAATTATTGCTACAAAACGGAGCAGCAGCAGAGCAAGCGATTGTTCGTGATTTAGGTCGTGCAACAGCTCAATATATGGATGCAACTTTATTTGCTACAGCAAATAGTGCAACAGGAGTACCTAGTTCTTTAGGTCAAATGGCTACTAGCGAAATTACTGAGGCAGCTTTCTCTCCCTTGGCTTCTATTATGTTAGACTTTGTTACTGCTGAAGCAAAATTAGCTGAAGTAGGCGGTCTTGAAGGAAACTTAGCTTATGTAGCTTCTCCTGCTTTAATGGCTCAACTTAAGCAATCAGCTCAAGTAGCAGCAGTAAATGCGGGTATGCAAGGTGCTTTAATTAACGGTTATCCTGCTTACTTCACTAATGGTTGTACTAAATCAGCAGGTGTATCAGCAGACTTCTTCTTCGGTGATTTCTCTAAATTGTATATGGGAATGTTCGGTGGACTAGACATTATGGTTGATCCTTATACTGAAGCTGTAAACGGTCAAACTAAATTGGTACTTAACCAATATATGGACTGGGGTGTTTCTGATGGAGCAGGATTTGTTAAAGCAACTTCTTTAGTAGCTTAATAATAAATAGTTTTTAATTAAAGGGAGTCCTTCGGGGCTTCCCTTTTTTAACCTTTTTCACTTTTAATCTATGTACTTAGACCCAAACGATAACAAACAAGGCGATTTAGTTTTAGTAAACGACCCTTCTACAAAGGTGGTTGAAGTTGCTGATATTAAGGCTCAGTTACGTATTGACACAAACGATGAAAACGATTTGTTGGGTTACTATATAGATGCTGCTACTGATATGGCTGAGAACTATTGTAATCGCCACTTCATAACACACCAATACAAACTTTACTTTAACGAGCAAGTAAATAAGGCTTCGTTAATATTTCCTAATTGTACTTTACATACTAATACTGACCCTGTAGAGAAACCTATTAATTGGGTAGATGAGAATGGAGCTGCTCAAAGCTCAGATAAGGCGTATATAGACGCTTTTTCTAACCCTTCCTTAGTTTACCTTAGTTCGGACTTTCCAGGCACTACAATTAAGGATAATGCGGCTAATACGTTTTACTTTT